TATTATCATTCAATAAGAAACAGAATAAAGATAGCTCGGCTGTTGCTGTAAAAGATTTAGTAACTGAGTTAGCTCGTGCTGGTGTGGAAAAATCTGTTGTTGATGCTGCGTTGGCTAAGGCTGAGAAGTCTCGGCGTGGGAATATTTATTACACAGTGGAGACAGTAGATGAGTGAAGTAATCTTAACTAAAAAAGTATTTGAGTATCTAGCAGATACATTAACACCACTATTAAATAGTCCAACATCTATAGCAAAGTTGGCTAACACATTAGAAAGTACTAACCCTAAGTTTGATAAGCAAAAGTTTATCAATAGATCTGTTAGTGCATGGGAAAGACACAATGATATTGACGGATGATAGTCCTATAGATGTTAAAGATATTACTCAGATGACAGAGAATGAGCGCGATGACTTGCTTATTAAGATTCGTGAGCGGCGATTGCAGTCAGTAAAAATCTATGAAGAGTTGTCATTGATGAAGGCTGAAGCAAGGAAGGAACAGTTAGAAGGCCAGCTTGATAAGGCTTTAGAGATGTTCAATAAAGATTTGATACGTGTAGATAAGGCACTCGTATCATTAGAAAATAGATCAGTTAAATTACGTAGCATTGAATTGGAGATAGAACAGACATGAAGGGTAGAGAAGTAAGAGAAGCACTACAAGGGAAAATAGATCCTACTGTAGTACATTGCATTGCTAGTGTAGCAGAAGAAACATCAGCATTAGGCCAAGAGATACATGCACTCGCGGCATTGCTTGATCAAATTACTGATGTGCTTGGCGGGGTTACTGAAACTATGCACTCAGTAAAGACTGCTGTCGAACGTAGCCATGACCTATAAAATATGAGGAATGAAATGTTTAAATTACTATCATTAGATACAAGGATGGCAACAGATGAGGATAAACATTTACCAACGTATGATCATACTAAACTTAGTGCTATCAACACTTGCCCTACGTGGGGTATCTTACGTTATTCTCATCATAAGAAAATGCCTGGATCGCCCAGGGCAATGCCATTGGATGCAGGATCTGCTGCTCACGAAGCCTTCTCAGCAGTACGTCTATACCAGTATAAGAATTTCCAGGCACATACCGAGGTCCAACGAGCTAACACTGATTTCCATGCTAAAAGATTATTTGGAGAACAAAGGGCTAACGATATCAACAGTGTCTTATCATCATCATCTACTCATAGAACTAATTGTATTAACTACGCTATCAAGACCCTCGAAAGTGGAGACTTCTATGACGACATCACAGACCGTGGACGTACTATATCCAACATCTCCGAATCATTAATAGCATACGTAGATAACTATGACATGGAACGCTACCCTATATGGATAAGAGATACCAAAGATCCAGAGACAGATGTAGGTATCGAGATTCCCTTTGATGTAGTGGTACATATTAAGTACCAAATCAATCACGATATAGAACAAGACTTAATAGCTAGGTTTACTGGCATACTTGATGGACTACATTGGAATAAAGAGGAGCTAATAATAATAGAAGAAAAGACAGGGGCTACATTAAATAATAGCTGGTTATCACAATGGATACTATCTCATCAGATAACAGGTTATTGTATAGCAACATCTACGTTTACTAACATACCATGTAAGAATGCTTTAGTATCTGGCATGAGAATACCTATAGGTAAAGTACCATCAGAAGGTATACGTAGAGAGTATGTAAATAGATCAGACTTGTTGTTTGAAAAGTGGGCCAACTGGTTCATCACCTCTGTGCAAATGGAGAATACTTGGATAGACAATGTGGAACAAGCTCCTATGTATACACACTCGTGTAATAGATACTTTAGAAGTTGTTCTTTCTTACCATTCTGTTCTGAAGACTCAGTAGAAAATAAGTTAAGTATAATAAAAGAAATGGAGAATGATGAATGGAATCCTCTAGCCCAATAACCTACGTCTTATATAAATCACCAACACCTAATAGCTGGCTAATAGATCGTGAAGTAAACGACAAGAGTATTAGGGTATGTACTATATCTAACGAAAAGATAGCTAGATATATCTTAGACCTACTAACACATGGAGAAGAATTTTATGTCGGAAGCAAACACAATGGCAATGTCCCTTGGGACAGTTGAAGTTACTACACCTAAGACTCAAGTAAATCGTATGAGCGTTATTATATGGGGTCCAAGTGGCTCTGGTAAAACTACCCTTGCTGCTACTGCTCCTAGGCCCATGTTATACGTCAATTTTGATCCCGATGGTACAAGCTCACTTATGGATCAAGATGATATCTATATTGCAGACTTTAGTATGGAAAATCCCAATAAAGTTGTGACATTCAAACATGAAAATGCTGGAGGTATTAAACAAATCTTAGAAGAACATCCAGAGATCAAAACTGTGGTATTTGACTCTATTACTAGCTTTAATGAGATGTCACTACGTTATGCCGTATCAGAAGTTCGTGGAGCTACTATGGAAGCACCTACTCTACAAGGTTATGGTAGACGTAATTCCTATACCATGCAGGGTATTATGTCCGTCATTAAAGCATCAGGTGCACTTAATAAACACTGTATCTTTGTTGCTCATGAAGATGTACCCCAAAAAGATGAGATGTCTGGGGCTATGATGGTTAGCATACTTGTGGGTGGTAAAATGCAATCAGAGATTCCAATCAAACTATCAGAAGTTTGGCATATGGAAGACACAGGGAAAGATAGGAAAATTACCATTCGATCTTCCCGCCTTCGCAAGCCTATGAAAAGTCGGATGTTCGTTCAAAGTGGAGATAGTGATTTCACTTGGAAGTTCAATCCAGAGTCATGGTCGGGCGAAGGTATTGAGGAGTGGTATGATGCGTGGATTAAAAATGGTGGTAAAAAGATTCCTCTGCCATAAAAAGATAACATACTACATCTAGTGTGTTTATGTGATTTTAGCTACTGTATTATGGGGCTGGACAGTAGTTAAAATAAAAGTAAAATCACCAGTTCCCATTACAACAACATACACAGAAGGAGACATTATATGTCTGAAGAACTATCAAGTGTCGTAGAATACTCTATCGACCTTAACAAGCAAGACCAACCAGAGCCACTACCAGCAGGTAAGTATACTGGTGTTATTCGTAATGCAGAAGTCAAGGAATCACAACGTGGTACTATGTATTGTGCTGTTAGTTTCCATATTGGCGCAGACCAATTCCCTGCAGACTATAAAGATGGTAATGATGACGGTATGACACTGGTATATCGTCGTGTTGGTCTGGAAGATAATCCTCAAGCCCGTTTCGGTACTAAACGATTCATCGAATCTATTGGTGCGCCATTATCTAAGCGTATTGACGTATCAGAATGGGTGGGAATGGAAGCAGCCCTAGAAGTTACTCATGAAACTTACGAAGGTGTTACTCGCGCATCTATTGATCGTGTACAAGCTGCCTAATTAGCAGCCAAGCTGGGGACGTTAGGATCTTAAACGATTCAACGTCCCCTTTTTTTGGAGGATGTTATGGAAGAAGAGAATAAGCCAAAGTTTACACGTAAAGCTAGGCCAGTATATGTCATTATGAGTGTGCAAAATGATGCTGGAGAAGTATTAGAAGATATTACAACACATAATATCAATATACATAGTGTGCATAAAGATTCTGATGACGTACTAAACATGCTCGATGGCGGTAACATGCCTAAAGGCACAATCTATAAGCGTATAGCAATAGACTAACAATAGATAGCCCCTTAGAATAATATCTTTGGGGCTTATCTATTTAAAAATAAACCTTGACACACAAGGTAGGACATGATATGAGTAAAGTAATTAAACATGAATGGCATCTTGTTAGTAATTATTGTATTCATTGTGGTGCACACAAAGGAACAGATGACAAGTGTTATAGGGATAAAAAAGTAACAGCAATTTCTCACAAAACAAATAGGCCCAATGTCTTACGAACCTCCAATCAAAATTACAATATCAACTCCAAGTGAAATACCTATCGGCTTCGGTCCCAATTCCACAGGTAGCAGGGGCGGTAACCTTCGTGTTCGTTGTACTAATAATGAGTATGACGCGATTAAGCATGAAGCAGAACTCCTTAATATAACCTTAGCAACTTTCACTCGTTGGTGTGCAGTTCATGCAGCTCAGAAATTATTAGAGCATCGAGCTGCAGACATGACGACTGATAATATTGGAGAAGATAATGAACTTAGCAGCAAGAATACAAAGGGAAGAAGAAACTAATCTAACATTAGATAACACACAACAAATAGCCGTAGATGAATGTTGTGATATAAAGAAAAGAATTGTAGCTGTCACAGGCGCAGCAGGTACAGGCAAAACTACCATCTTAGAAAATGTATATCGAGAACTCTATTCTCAAAATAGATCCGTTGTACTATGTGCTCCTACTGGTAAAGCAGCTAAAAGAATTACAGAAGCTACTGGTATTCCAGCAATGACTATACATAGATTGCTAGAGTATCCACATCCAGGAGAACGTGACGAAAAAACAGGCAAGACATTAATTAGTACTGACCCTAAGCGTGATCGTAACAATCCTATAGATTTCAGAGTAATACTATGTGATGAGTATGCTATGGTCAGTGTAGAAGTACATCGTAACTTGCTCGATGCTATACCTAATGGTGGCATCATTCGTATGTTCGGTGATGCTAATCAGTTACAACCTATAGAAACTAACAAGCGACTAGCTAAAGAAGATTCTCCATTCGTTAACATGCTTAAAAAGTTTGACGGTATTAAGTTAGAAACAATACACCGACAAGCTGGTGATAGTAACATCATACTTAATGGGCAGCGTATTATTAGTGGCACCGTACCTCTTAAGAAAGAAGACTTTGTTATTAAAATAAGTGACGACCCAGTAGAAACTATCTTAGACTTTGTGCAAACACAGCTCACTGATAACGTGGACTATGGAGCTGTCAATAATCAAATCATATCACCAACTAAAGTAGGTTGGGTAGGTAGTGAAGCATTGAATGGTGCTATCCAACAGTTACTGCAGCCATCATCTAATGACTATCGTATTGCTGAACGACAAAAGTGGAGCAACGTAGAAGAGCAAAGGTTTTATATTGGAGACAAGGTTATCTTTACTGTCAACAATTATGCCATTGATATCTTTAATGGAGAGACAGGCATCATTACTAAATTTAAAAGTGATGGCAGTCTTTGTGTAGACTTTGGTGATAAAGATGTAGAGATCCCAGTATCATTAGAAATGGAGGGTAGGCATGGTACTTACTACATGAACCCACAAAAAGATCTGGACCTTGCATATGTTATTACAACTCATAAGGCACAAGGTAGTGAGTATGATCGTGTGTGTTATGTGATGAATAGATCTAGATCTTATCTACTTAATAGAAAGAACTTCTATACAGCAATCAGTCGTGCACGAAAGCAAGTCACAGTTGTGACCGATACTAAAAGTCTTAACCTAAGTCTATATAAAAAGGGAGATAAGTAATGAAAAAGAACTCAACGAAAAAAACTAAAGACATAGAAGTAACTAAACCTAAACACTACACGCAAGGGCCAGTTGAATGCATCGATGCAATCGACTCGAT